ATTCAAATGACGAATGTCGAAGGCCGCTTGGCCCGCAAGGCTTGGTCATTCTTCATTTGAATTTCGTCATTCGTCATTCGTCATTCCGAAAAGGTGACTTTGGTGGTTCCGGCGTCGAAGGTGATCTGGAAGTTGGGGGCGTCGGGCGTGCGGACGATCCGCTCGGGCCCGATCGTGATCGGCGTGCCGTCGTTGCCGGCGGCGTCGATCGGCACGACTTGCCAGGTGTAGTCGGAGAGGTCGTCGAGCCGATCGGTGATCACGGCGTAGTCCCAGGTGTCGGGCCGGTCGTGGACGATCGCCAGCGTCGACCATTCGCCGGCTGCCTTTTTCTGCTCGACCCGGTAGCGGGCGACGTCGGCGGCGGTGGACCGGACCCACCAGAGGGTTCGCCGGGCCGGCCAGCCGGCTGGGGCCCCGGTCACCGGGTCGAATGCGGCGTCGTTCGTGTCGATCACCTCGACCCGGGTCTGATCGCTCAGACCCAAGTAAAACGATCGGGTGGCCGACCGGCCGCCGCCGACGTAGCAGCCGTCGCAATACCAGTGGTAGTAGATCGTCCCGGCCAGGTCGCTCGTGACCGTGACCGTGGTCACCTCGCCGAGCCGCGTCAGTTGGTAGCCGGTGATGGTCATTAGCAGATCACCCCCTGGACTTGTACGTACGATTTCTCGCCGTAGGGATGGGCCGGCTCGCGGCGGGGGACGCCGACCCGCTGGACCAACAGCCCGGTGTAGGTCTTGCCCCGATCGTTGACCACCGTCACCACCTGATACTGGAGGGCCTCGATCGAGGCCTCCCAGATATCGAGCAACGCCGAGGCCCCGTACTTGATGCAGGTGAAGCCCGTCTCCGAGTCGCCGGCCCCCAGCGTGGCCGCGCCGTAGCCCGAGATGCCGGGGACCTGCCAGGTCTCGCCTCGCTGCTTTTGCGACGGGGCGATCCCCTTGACCATATCGCAGGCAATCCCGTGGATACTGCTCACTGCTCACTGCTCACTGCTTTACCGGTCGACGTTGGGGGGAACGAGGGTCGGGCCGCGGCTGCCGTCGCGCATGGACTGGCTGGCCTCTCTGAGGTCGCCGGCGGCCGCGGCCATGTCGGGCTGCCAGTCGTGAATGTTCTCCGGGGCGGGGGCGGCGGGGGCGGCGACGGGGGTCGGCATCGCCAGGCCCAGTTGCGGTCCCAAGGGTTTGATGTAAAAGGCAGGTTCGCCATGCGGCCGGCCGACCAGGCCTCGGACGTCCTCGCGGAGCTCGGGGTCCTCAATCCAGTCGCCCGCCGCTGCGCGCGTGCGGAGCCAGGCTTCATTGCCGTACATCTTGCGTGCGAGGCCGGACTGCAAGCGGGTCAGGGCGATCTCCCATTCCGTCGAAAAGATCAATCCATCGTCCTCTTTCCGACGCTGGACCTCGTATTTGTCGAGGACGGTGTCGGCGAGATTTTTCATTTGGCCGAGCTTATCGCGGCTCATCTCTGCTTCGTGCGCGGCGGCGGTCGCCCCCAGCGCGTACTTGATCTTCGGGTCCGCCTGGTAGAACTTGAGCTGCTCGGTCAAGGGGTCCTTCGCCTGCGCGGCCTGCACGTCCGCCAAGAGGGCCTCGTAGTCGCCCATCGAGGTCGCGACCGCCTCGTACCCCTTGATGCCGCGGATCCCGCCGGTAAGCAGCTCGAGGTCGGCCCGCTTCAGATTCTTGGCTTGGATCGTCTCGATGATCTGCTTGAGGGACATCCCCTTGCCCTCGAATTCCTCGTCCGCCGCCACCTTGCTCAAAAAGGCGTTGATCTGGGTGCCCGCGATCCGCGGGTCGACGACCTTGGCGGTCGTGATCCCCATCGCCGCCCAGAGTTCCTCGTCCGACAGGCCCAAGGCCGCCGCCGCCCCGGTGGCCTTGGCGCCGCCGATCAGCATCGCGGCCGGCGAGGCCGAGGTCGTCCCGGCCGCGCCGATCGCCTTGTTGACCAGGTCGCGGACGCTGCCCGTCTCTTTAATACCCATGGACGCGCCGAAGCCCTTTATGGCCCCGACCATCTCGGTCACGTCGCCCGTTTTGAGGTACCCCACGCCCGCCATCCGGTTCATGAGGTCCTTGTCTTGCTTGCTAAAACCGGCCGACTGGAGCTGGTACATCAGGTCCATGGCCTCGGTCTCCGACCGGCCGACGCCGCTGGCGTAGGCCGTCCGTCCCTCGGCCAGCAGGGCCTTAAACTCTTCCGGCGAGGCGGCGAGCTGGGCCAGCGTCCCGGCGCCGATCACGCTCTCCTTGGCCTTGGTGGCGGCTTCCTCGGCCGTCTGGGCCATGTCGTTCAAGAGCTGCGTCACGGTGGAGACGACCGCGGAGATCCCCACAAAGCCCGCGGCGAATTGCGCCAGTTTCCCCACCGCCCCGTCGCCGAAGGCCTTGCTCCCCTGGTCGCCGGCCGTCTTCATCTTGTTGCCCGTGTCGCGGGCCGTCTGGCCGGTCTTCTTGAAGCCGTCCTCCATCTTCTGCTGCTGTCCGACGACCTTCTGGAGGCTCTGCCAGAGCTTGGCCTCCTGGCCGGTCATCTCGACTACGATTTGTGAGGCCATCGCTTACGCCTTCCGCTTCCGCCGTCTGAGGCGTTTTCTGGCCCGCCGGAACCGGGCGACGATCCGCCGCAGTTCGTTCCAGAAGGGCGCCTCGCGGGCGGTCATTTGGATCTGGATCATGCTCTCACCGGTGGAAGTGGTATTGCTCGACAATCACGGGCGGCCGGTCTCCCAGCCCGAGGCTCAGGGCGGCGAGGTCGGCGATGGTTGGCCGGTAGCCGCGGTGCCGGCCGGCGGCCCATCGCCGGTACTCGAGCCAGCGTGAGCCGCCAGCTTTTTTTTTAGAAACTCTTTGGCGACCGGCCAGTCGACGACGGCCATCAAGACCTCGCGGGCGCAGGCGTCGTCAAACAGGCCGAGGAAGGCGACCTCCGCCCGGGCCAATCGATAGTTGGTCCCCAGCGCGACCAGGGCGGCGTCGCAGACGTTATCGAAGCTGAACCGCACGCGGACCCGAGCGGTCCCTTGGTTGGCGTTGTCCTCGACCTCCTCGACCGGGGCCGCTTGAACTGCGTCCCACCAATCGCAGGCGATCTGCCAGAGCTGCTGGTATTTGGCAACCACGCCGCCGCGGGTCCAGTTGCCCTCGTCGTCCAGCGTCACGGCGGACGGCAGCGCGGAGTACCAACTCAATGAGTCCTCCTCGTCGGCCAGGCCGCGGGCGACGGGTACCAGCCAGTCCTGGCCGTCGGCCAGTGTCACCCAGTGGCCGGCGACGGCGTTCTCGCGGACCAGGTCGCGGGGTTCGACGCGCTCGGCGTTGGTCGAGCCCAGCCAGACCGTCGAGCCGGGGAGCTTGCGCCAGGTCTGCCGCTCGGGCCAGTAGCCCAGCAGGTGTTCGGAGAGCCGGTCCGGGTCGGCAACCACCACGCCCCGATCGCCGTCGGGCCCTCTCGAAACCTCGCGGGGCGTGAGCCGGCCCTCGAAGGCGTGCGCGAGCCCCAGCTCGGCGAGCCCCTCGACCTTGATCGCCCGGGTCGCGTTCGGGATGTAGTACAACAGTCCGGACACCGTCTCCTCCTTGAAATTCAAATGACGAATGACGAATGACGAATGACGAAACCTCGCGCCCCCGGCTGTCCTTCGACATTCTTCATTTGATTTTCTTCATTCGTTACGCGATTGCGCTTGCCGTGTCGATCGTCAACGGGGCGTTGGCGCCGTCGTACTTCAGCGGCATCACGAGGCTGGTCGTCGAGACCCCGTCGCCCGAGGCATCGAAGGGGGTCTCGATGTAGGCCAGTCCGGCGGCCGTGAACTTGATGTGCTCGGGCGTCACGTCGGCCACGAAGGTCGAGCCGATCGCCCGCTTGCGGAGATAGATCGCCGTGTTCAGGTGTGTGGCGGACTTGCCGGTCAAGGGGATGTTGGCGGCCTTCATCCACTCGATATCAAACCCCGAGAGCGTGATCTTGGGTTTGATCCCGCGGATCGAGCAATAGGTGTCCCAGATCGATGAGTCCCCGCCGTCCGGGTCGCCGGTGATCCCGAAGTCGACGTCGAATTTCTGGACGGTGGTCAGGCCGACTGACTCGATTGTGACCGGGCCCAAGGTGAACCGCTCGGCGTCGGTCAGGCCGCCGGGCAGGGTCACCGCGTCGGTGATCACCAGCGGATCGTTGACCCCGTCAAAGAGGACCAGGACGTCGTAGGAGAGCGTGGCGTCGCCGCGGTGGGGGACGCTCAGTGTGCGGGGGACGACCAGGCCGTCGTTCAGAGTAAACTTGCGGTGGCTGGTCGCGCCGGCCCGGGTGCTGGCCCGGGCGTGTTTTTGGGCATAGAGCTTCAGGCCGGCCGCCAGGCCGGAGACGTCCAGCCCGGCCAGGCCGCAGAGGTCCAGCGCCGAGGCGATCGCCTTGCTGGCGAAGGTGGCCTTGGGCTTCTGGGCGTAGACGGACAACCAGCGGTTGTAGGCCTCGCCCGAGGTGGCGTCGCCCTCGACGTCGGTCCCCGTGTCGACCCGCAACTGGGTGATCCCGGGCAGCAGCGTGGCGTCGAACTCGACCGCGTAGAGGCCGTGTCGTGTATTTCCCATGGTGGTCTCCTCAATCCCAACTCCCGGTCAGCGGTCGTTGGTCATTCGTCATTCTTCATTTGAATTTCGTCATTCCTCACTCGGAGTCGTAGATCCCCAGCAGGTTGAACAGGCCGCCGGTCGTCTCGCCGCAAGAGACCTGGATCTTGCCGACCGGGTCGCCGGTTAAGGGGTTGGCGAAGCCGGTGTCGGCCACGAAGGACCAGGCCTCGCCGGCGGTCAGCTCCTGGGCCTTGATCGAGACGTCGGCGCCGGTCAGGAACTCGCAGTGGGCCCGCCGCGGGCAGTGGGCGGCGATCAGCTCGACCAGGTCGCCGTCAAAGTCGACATCGATCTCCTGGCGGACACCGACGACCACGGCCGGGGTCACACCCTCGGGCAGGGCGTCGCCGCCGCCGACGTCGATCGAGACGGCCGCGCCGTCGACCAGGGTCACGGTCAGGCCGTAGCGGCAGCCGCCCGACCAGTAGACGTCGACCGTGTCGGCGACGGTGATCCCGTGCTCGGCGTCCGACATTGTGATAATGCCGGTATCGGCGTCGGTCCGGGTGGTGAGCGTGCCGGCCAGGCCGGCGGCCAGGGTGGGGGCCTGGCCGATCAGGCCGGCGGCCGTCCGCTGGGTGACCGAGTTGACGGTGACGCCGGCGACTGAGATGGTGGAGGTGATCTGGGCGAGGGTCATAACGGGCTCCTGTTACTTGATCGTCTTGCTCTTCGTGCTGCGGACCTGCTTGATGCCGGCGTCCAGGGCCCGCTCGTAACAGCGGACCATGGCGGCGGCGTCCCGCTGGGAGACGGCGGTCAGCTCGGCCCGCGGGTTGGCCTGCGAGTCCGGGTTGCGGAAATTCAGTTTGGGGGCCCGCAGGACGATGCGGACCTTTTTGGACGTCGCGCGGACGTCGCGCATCCGGGTCATCCCCTGCGACTCGCCGGTCAGCACCAGCGGCTGGGTGTGGCCGTAGGCCTTCAGTTTTCGGCCGGTGTAGGTCCGGGCGAACCCATGGGTGCCGACGTTGCCCCGCTCGCCTTTGCGGGCCGCGTAGCCGTACTCGCCCGCCCCGGCGGAGGTAAAGTGTTTTGGGCGGATCTCCTGGTGCCAGTGGATACCGGCCGCCTCGAACGCCTTTTTCATGAGCTTGTTGAGCTCGCGCTTGAGGATGCCCGGGGTCGCGCCCCGCTCTGTGATCTTGATCTCGCCGATCATGCGCCCTCCCCCCACTCGATCGACAGCTCGGCGCCCTGCCAGACGCCCTGGGCGGGGACCAGGTCGGGGTGTCCCCAAAAGGGTCCGTCGGCCAGGCCGAGCCGCTCGAAGGCCAGGTAGCCGGCGGTGCCGGCGAGCGCGGCCAGGCCGTCCATGATCAGGCCCACCGAGTTCTTGAATTGGAGGTTGGCATCCGACGAGGGCTCGTCGCCGTACTCGTCGGGGCAATTCTGGTAGAGCCGCACCGTCAAGCGGCCCGACTCGGCGAACTCGAAGTCCGCGCCGCCCGCATCGTGGTTCAGTGTGAGACCACCCGATTCGGCCGTGAAGACGACGGCGTAGGGCCGGTAGCCGACCAGCTCGGCCCGGGTGTGCTCGACGGCGTTGCCGGCCGGCTTGGGCAGTCCCTCGTGGTGGATCCGCGCCAGGGCCTCGGCCTGGTTGTCGGCCCCCAGCCAGGTCCGCACCGCGGCCGTATCGGCCAGCATCTGGCGGAGGTAGTGCTGGGCAAGCGAGATGCACCCCAAAGGCTCGGTCATTTTCGGGCGACCTCCAGCTCATGGACCCGGCCGTCGATCTTCTGGACGTCACGATCCAACACGTGGACCCGCGTATTCAGCGCCGAGGCCCACCAGATCAGCGCGGCCGACTGGACGAGGATCACGACCACCAGCGACGCGGCATGCGTCACCAGGTACCGTTTCAGGCCGTTCGATTCGCTGTTCGTCATCGCTCACTGCTCACTGCTCACAGCTCACTGCTGCCGGTACTGCGGCCGGCCCGACTCGACCGATCCGATCCGGACCAGGCCCAGCCGCGCGAAGCCGACCCCCGCCTCGACGGACTGCACGGCGTACTCGGTGCCGCCGATCGTCATGGTGGCGTTCTCGGCCGGCTCGGCCACGCCGCCGTAATCCGGGTTGGTCGCATCGGTGAGGATCTTGGCACCGCGGACCCGCCGCCGCCGCCGGCCGTCGGAGCCCGGCTCCTCTTCGGCCATCTCCCTCTCGGGGATCGCCCAGAGGGTGACGGGATCGCCGCCGGCCGGGGTGTAGGTGGCCGATTCGCCCAGGTGGAAAAACAGGTCCCCCAGGCCGGCAGCGAAGTCGTCTTCAAATCGGGAGGTCATGGTCCTCCCTCGCAAAGTGGGTCAGGTCGGGTTGCCGCAGGCCGGTCCGCTTAGGACGCCAGGTCCGTCGCGCGGATCGCCAGGTGGGCGATGCGGTACTCTCCGGTTGCCGTTCCGGTCGTCTTCTCGACGTGGGCCAACAGCTTCAGCGGGCCGGTGGCGGCGTCGAGCTTGAAGACGGTGGCCGGCAACACGTTGACGCCGTTGATGTAAACCTGGATGTCCTCCAGATCGCGGCAGTCGATGCGGAAATCGAAGTACGTATCGTCGACACAATCCACGGTGGTGTTGGTGGCGGCGACCTCGGTGGTGCCGTCGTCACTCTCGGCAAAGATGTCGAGCGTCTCGTCCAGGTGGAGGAAGCAGCTCTCAGTGATCGTGTCGGCGCTGTCGGCGTGGGTGGCGTTGGCCAGTCCGATGTTGAAGTCAACCGTGTTGTCGCTGCCGATCACGTAGGCGGCGACGCGGCCTTCAACGATGAAGGGGATCGTCACGGGGATCGACGGGATTGACATCACGTCGACCTTTTGGGCCTCGTTGGTGGCGGTGATGTTCATCTTCAGGTAGCCGCCGATCTCGACCAGCGTCATCGTCGTGCCGACCAGCACGCTGTCGGACGGGTCCTTCAAGAGGTCGATCGTGTAGACCGGCTTCTTGTTGAGGTCGCAGACCACCGTGGTGGCCGCGCTGGCCGCGTCGCCCACGGCCACGCCGATCGGGAAGTCGGCGCCGGTCACGGCCCGCAGCGGCGTGGCCGTGTTGGCCGAGCGGTCCCAGTAGAGCTGGTCGCCGTCGAGGATCACCACGCTGGCGGTCTTGGCCAGGGTGAACTGGCCGGCGGTCAGGAAGGCGACCTGATCGCCGCTCTCCGCGGCCTTCAGGCCGGCCTTGACGCCCGCGCGGCCATCGCGGAGTTGGTAGACCTCGCCGCCGACAATGGCGGCCTCGGCCGTGGTGTCGATCGTGTTGGCGTTGGCGTCTTTGGAAAGTGTGGCTTCTGCCATGGTTTGTGCTCCGAGGAAATGAGATTGAAACTTTGGCCCAAGGGACCGTTAAAATCACCCGGTCCCGGCCGACTTGTGCAACCCGCGGTGATCCAGGGCCTTGGCCCCGATGTCCAGGTTGATGTCATAGCCGATGCCCCACTGGCCTTTATCGAGGACGAAGCTCCGCATCTGCGGGGCTCGGCCGGTCCCCTGCCGATAGGCGACGCGAACCGTGCGGGGGCCGCCCGCCGAGAGGAGCCAGTTGGTTGCCAAACCGGTCCGCAGGGTCTCGGTTGTCGGGTCGATGACGCCCGCAGCGCCGATCCGATCGTCGACGACGAGCGTGATATTCTCGCCGACCAGGACGTTGATCGGGTAATACAGCGCGGGCGTTGCCGCGGCGGCGGCGGCCGTGTATGCCTGGGCCGTCGACGTGAGCAGCTCCTTGGCAGTCCACTGCAACGCGCTGGGAACGATCAAGAAGCGGGGCTTGATGTTCAGGACCGCGCCGCCCGAGGCTCGGTACGCTCCCATCGCAAGGATGCCCGCCTTGAGGCCGGCCGCGCCGAGGACCGCCGTCGTAAGGTTGGCGTGGCCGCCAGCGGTGGTAACGGCCGTATTGTTGAACAGCGCGCCGGTATCCGCGAGCGCGGCGTTTGCCAGCAGCAAGGAGTACACCAAATCGGGCCGGAGCCGCCGGGCCGCGGCCCCAAATTCCTGCACCATCCCCATTAGCGCCGAGAGTCTGTCGTCGAACACATCCTGTTCATCGCAGACCCATTGGCGAGCGTACCTGGCCAATTTGTACGTTTCCCGGGAATCCGACATGGTCGCGTGCTTGGCGCTGTCGCCACGGGGAAGCCGCTTCAGGGTGGCCTGGGCCTCGACGCTGATGTCCTCGTGGGTGAGGAAGTTCGGCAGGTCCTCCTCGTCGCACCAGGCGGTCGTGTCCGACACCTCTTCCCATCCCTGCAAGAGCCTGGCGTAGGCACTGGTGCCGAATACGTAGCTGAGCGAGCCGCCGGAGACCGCCGCGCGGAAGGCCAGCGAGACGTCGCGGTAGTTCCGTCCCGTGTCCAACAGCGCACACTCCCGAACCAGGTCCCTCGCGCAAAGAGAGCGGAGGGCGTGCCCCAGATCGGCGTCTTGTGGGGTGAGCGGGCTGCCGCGTTCGTCGGTGCTCGCGCGGAATGAGACTTCTCTGGCCACCGGGTCGATCCCGGCCCCGATCAGCATCCCGGCCGCCAGGCTGCGGGCGTTGACGTCGACGTCGTGGGAGCGGCTGTGGCCGGCGGGGGCACCGCCGGCGGAGCCGCTGCGGGCGGAGCGGACGGCGGTCAAGAACTCGGCCGACGCGCGGGACTCGTCCCAGCCCTCGCTCACTGCGCGGGTGACCAGCTCGGGCGGGACGTCGTCGCCGCCCAGCTCTTGCATCCGGGCGATTCGCGTCCGCTCGGCCGTCTGGGCCTCGGCCCGGATCGCGGCCTCGTCGGTGGGCGGGTTCGCCGGCGGGTTAGCCGGCGGGTTCGCGGGCGCCGGGTCGGACCGCTGGCCCGCTGCCGGCTTGCTCGGGTCGTCGGGGTTGACGCCCAGGGTCTCCAGGGCCGCGCGGACCATCAGCTTCGAGGTCTCGCTGTCGGTCTGGCTCTCCAGCACGTTGGCCACCTGGGCCCGGGTGCCGGACAGGAGGGCCAGGAACTGCCGTGCCTCTTCCTCGCTGGCCTCGTGTCGGAGGCCAATGGCTTCCAGATACTTTCGGAGTCGGGGTTTCATGGGGGGATTCTCCCTGTCGGTGGGTGTGGGCTGATCGCCCGTTTCGCTTCTGACTTTGGTTGCCTTGTCGGCGCCGATGGCCGTCAACGAGGCCTCGACCAGCTCCCAGCGGGTGGTGATTCTGAGGGCCCGCTGGCCGGCGGTGTAGGTTCGGCCGCCGACCTCGGAGGTCTGGCCGGCCGGAATGTCGACGTACTCGATCACGCGGTAGCCGGCGGAGACGTCGCGGAGGTGTCCGTCGCGGACCTTGCTCCAGGCCCGCTCGACGGCTTCGTCGTCCTCGGCAAAGAAGAGCCGGCCCACCACTTCGGCCCCGTCGATCCGCAGGCCGCGGACGGAGCCGTAAACGTCCTCGACCTTCCAGCGGCCGTGGTCGTTTAAGAGGGGGACCTGGTCGGGCAGCTCCGCGCCGTCCATCCGCAGGACCTCGTCGATCAGCTCCCAGGTCTTGAGGTCGCGGACGGTGACCGGGTTCTCGGTGGCGATCCCCGCCTCGACGGACCGCTCGGCCTCGTTCACGGTCGCCGCGCGGAGGGTCATCGTGCGGACGGTCAGATCCCGGGTCTGAACCGCCGCGTCTCGGAGTGTCAGGCCGGCTTGGTCATTGGTCATTGGTCATTGGTCCTTCTGATCGTCCGCGTCGTCTTTGGCGGTTTGGGCGTCGTCCTCGGCGTCGGGGTCCTCGTCGTCCGGCGGCGGTGCGGGCCCGCCGGCGACCGGCAGCGGCGGCAGACCGGCCGCTTCGAGCTTTTCCCGCTCTCGCTTGCGGGTGGCGATCGTCGTGTCGAGGTCCTTGTTGCGGGCCGCCAGGGCGTCCGTATAAGTGAGCGTCCCGTTTTCCAGGCTGATCCGCTCGGCGTCGGCTTCCTTCTTGGGGTCGACGTGCGGCCGCTTGGGCCAGTTCCACTCCCGGGTGATCTCGCCGGGCGGCGGCGGCGGCAGGACGCCGGCCAACGTGGCCTCGCGGGCGACCAGTTCCTCGAGCCGGTCGAGCGTCTCGGTGCCCAGCCAGCCCTGGAGCACCTCGAGGCCGCGGGCATAGCCCTGGCCGTCGAAGCGGGCCGAGGAATAGTTGTAGCGCCGCGAGTCGAGGCGGATCGACATGAGAGGCATGTCGACCGGCCGGCCGATCTCGCGGTGCCGTTCCTCGCGGTACTCGATGTAGCGGGTCGACGGTTGCTGGGGTGTGAGCTGGTAGGCCTTCCAACCGGGCGGCATGGTCGAGACGGTTCGCCGCTCGATCTCTTCGCTCTCGTTCACGCAGACGTATTCGGCGTCGAGGTGGTCCGTGTAGAGCAACACGGCCTGGTCGGCGGCCGAGCGGGCGGCGTCGAGGACCTGGTCGTCGTAATCGCGGAGGTCGGCGATCACCTGCAAGCTGGGGGCCAACCAGGGGCAGCCGCGGACCTGGTCCGGCTCGGTCCGCCGAAACCCGTGGATGATCTTGGCGGCCGGCTTCTCGTCGGACCCGCCCATCGAGGAGCGGCCGGTGACCAGGGCCCGGGCGATGTGGTAGCCCAGCGGCTTGCCGTTGGCGTCGAGCCGGACGCCCAGCATCGTGTCGGCACCGCCGGCTTGCCCGGGCGGGGTCGCCAGGCGGGAGGCGTGCAGGGCCAACAGCCGCGTCTTGACCGGGCCCTTGGCCTGCGGGTCGACGGTCAGCTCGGCCAGGTACTCGCCGTAGATCCAGAGGGCGCGGACCCAGAGCCGCAGCAAGTCGGTGCCCGAGAGTTTTCCGTTCACGTCCGGCCGCGCCCAAAACTCCCGCCAGACCCGCTCGCGGGCCTCGTTGTAGGCCGTCGAGGACGACTGGACCTGGAGCGTGGGGCCGTGCTTGCCGACGACGTCGTTGGTGTGGGTGGTGATCACGCCCTCGACCATCGGGTTGCACGAGACCTCGTGCGCGCAGCGGGCGCGGAGCGTGGCCAGCTTCTCCTGGAGGTCGAGGTTGATCGATCTTTCCTGAGCGTTCAGCCAGTGGGCCCGATTGAGCCGGTTCGTGTCGGCCGCCTCCCAGCGGCGGCGGGCGATCGGGTTGGCACTGGGCGGGGCCTCCGGGTCGTCTCGCCCGGGCCGGCGGGACCACGGCTGCTGGGGTCGGAAGAATCGGCGGAGGCGGCGGAACATCAGGACGTGGGCCTCGTGTAGGTGATCTTGGTCCGGGTGATCCCGACGGCCGCGCCGGCCCGGCGGCGGTAGTGTGCGAGGAGCGTATCGATCGCCGCGCGGTCCCAGGTGAGGGTTACGCCGTCGCCGGCCTGGCGGTCGGGCATGGCGGCCAGGAGGAGCTTGGCCGACTCGACCAGCGTGGTGGCGGTGGCGTAGTCGCCGGCCTCACTGGCGGCGATCGCCGCGGCGACCTTCGTGTTGATGAGGTTCGCGGACACGCCCCCAGCCGACCACAGCCGCTGGCCCAAAAGAAAGGGCCCAGGTTACAGGGGCTGTAACCTGGGCCAAAAATTGGGCCATTTCGTGAGAAATGGGGGGGGCGAATGACGAATGTCGAAACTCAAATGACGAATGTGGAGGAGAGCCAGCCCGCGAGGCTCGATCATTCGTCACTTGATTCTCGTGATTTTGCCCCCTGGTTGGCGGTCACGATGGAGGTGAGGAGGCGGCAGGCCCGGCCCTCTGACGAATGTCGAAACTCAAACGCTTCCATCCGGGCCAGGAGGTCGCGCTGGTCGGCCTCGTCGCGGCAGTCGATCACCACGGAGTAGGTGCAGGAGGGCCAGGGCGACTGGGCCTCCGGGGTGCCTTTCTTCTTCCCCTTGGCCGGCTTGCCGGCCGGGTCGAACAGCTCGGCCATTAAGAGGTCGTCAAAAAGGTCGGGGGCAGCCGGTGCGTGCTGGTCGAGCAGCTCGGCCAGCAGGGCGTCGTCCCAGGCGGCCAGCTCGGCCGTGCGGTTGTCGGCGATCGAGAAGCCGGTCTGGGCGGCCGGATCATCCTCGACCCAGACCACGGCGATGTGGGACCAGCCCAAGGCGCGGGCCGCCAGGAGGGTGCCGTTGCCCGCCTCGACCTGGTGGTTCTTCCGATTGACCACGATCGGCCGCCGCTGGCCGAAGCGGTGCAGGCTGGCGGCGATCGCCTTGAGGTTGGCCTCGTCGTGGGTCCGCGCGTTGCGAGGGTCCACCTCCAACCCGTCGACCGGCACGGCCAACGGGCGAAGGGACTGAACGATCCAGGGGGCCGCGACCATCGTGTATGACTCGAATTGGGCCGCGGCGAAGTCAGAGACGGGAGGGGGTGGCGGAGGCGCAGGCGGCGGCGCTGTCGTTGGGCTCTCATAGAAACCGCCCTTCGTGCGACGGCTCGGCTTCTTCGCTCCGGCCGGCGGGGGCTTCTTAGTCGCTCGTTTCTTGGGCATTGGTCATTCCTCATTCGACATTTGAATTTCGTCATTCCCGGCTCGTCCGCGCGATCCTAGCGGGTTGCCTTCCCATGTCA